TCAAGGACTTTCCTTTCATTGGAATGCTGGGATGTCACTTTGCTGATGTAGGGGATGAGGTGAGGCTCGTGCATTGGCCAGGATACCAAAGAGGGGAAAGACAATATGAGCCCATTGGCATTGGCAGAGTGCTCAGAGCTGATATCCTTGACAAGATGAACTGGAGCCCATTCGATAATAGGCTGTCATCAGGACTTGATTGGTCAATGTATCTCAAGATAATACAACTCACAGAAGAGATTGCTGTCATTAAAGATGAGGAGCAAGATATCAGGCTGCTATCTATCTCAACAAATCAATGGAATAACAAGCACAAATTCTCTGATCATTGGAATGGAGCTCTCAAATCAAAACATATGAACAGCGAATTGTTGAAAAATAATTTTAACGATATATTCCGATTATGAATCAGGCACACATATCAGAATCTCTTGCTGGCCTTCATGAGGGCATGACAAACAAATACAACTTGATACCGTACAATAATTTTCTCTTTCCAGCAATATTCATGGGAATGTACAGAGAGGAAGATTTCAACCTATTGTCAAAACATATCGGAGGAGCCACAATCATCTGGTTTGGATCAGATGCAAAGGATCTTCGAGAGGATTGGATTGATACAGTCAACACAGCTGTCAACATTGCCGTATCTGAACAAGTGGCAGATACACTGGAGAGCAAGGGAGTGGATGCCATAGTTTATCCATTCAATGCTGTTGAGCCAGATATGTGGCCATGTGTGCCGAATGGTGATAAGATATTCTGGTATTATGGCAACAGTCCTGATTTTTATGGTCAGAAGCTCATTGATCAGATCAAGGAAAGGATTGATATAACTATCATCAAAGCTGGACATGACACATTCACAAGAGAGGAGCTTGTCAGTGTATACTCTCAATGCTTTCTCAATCTCAGACTGACTCCTCATGATGGTTGCCCAAATACAAACATTGAGATGGGCCTAATGGGGAGGAAGTCAATATTTAACGGTGATCTGCCAGGATCAATCAAATGGAATTCAGTGGATGATATCTGTGAGAATATCTTAATTGAATATACACTGAGAGAATTTAGTAATAAAGAAATATCAAAAATATATCATAAATTTGTAAACTATGAAAGAATGTCAACGCTGTTTATTTAATGACTCCTTTGCAGAGATAGCAGAGCATCAATGTGAATACTGTGATCTCCATGATGAGCTCGAAAGGCAATCAGCAGGCCCAGGAGAATTAGAAAACATGATCGAAGCCATCAAGTGGCATGGAAGAAAGAAAAAATACGACTGCATCATGGGTATCTCTGGAGGCCTTGACTCCTCAACACTCCTTTATGCTGCTGTCAGATATTGGAATCTTAAGCCTTTAGTCATTCACTTTGATAACAACTGGAATGCTCCAGAGGCAACACATAACATGACACAGCTTGTCAACAAGCTCGGAGTGGATTGCATAAACTACAAAGTGAACAAGCAAGAATATGACAGGCTGAATGATGCCTTCCTTTGGGCTGGTGTTCCTGATGCTGATATTCCCAATGATATTGCAATGACAAAACTGATGTACGATACAGCCTATAAATACGTCATCAAGTACATTCTCAATGGTCACGATTTCAGAACAGAAGGATCAACTCCAAAACCATGGACTTACATGGATGCAAAATATATCAGATCTGTTCACAATAAATACTCTGGCCTTGAATTGCAAAACTATCCTCTCTTTACTTTTAGAGATCAACTCTTTTATGCTCTCATTGGAATTAAGAACGTGAGACCATTCCATTTCAAATGGGATCGTGAATCAATGGAGGATGAGATGAAGAGATTTATAAACTGGCAGGATTATGGTGGCAAGCATTGTGAGAATGTTTACACTGAATTTGTAGGCTCTCATCTGTTGCCTAACAAGTTTGGAATTGACAAACGAATTGTATATCTTTCTGCTCAAGTCAGAAGTGGTAAGCTCAAGAAAGAAGAGGCAAGAGAGATATTCAATCAGAAGTCTGAATTTGATATGTCAAAGCTCGGTGACAAAGAAACAAGAATCACAAAGCTCATGGGCATCAGAAAGATGGACAGAAATCAGTTTGACAAATATGACTTTAAAAAATATAGAAGGCTCATCTGGATACTTACAAAACTCAAGGTTGTGCCATATACATTCTATGTGAAATATTGCTTGTAATTTTAGAACAATAATATATATTAATAACAATGGCATATTCCGATGAATTTATATTACATCTTGAGGAACTTGCTCATATCTATATTGAGGAATGTTTAAACCACAAGAAAGAAATGATATCTAATAAAGGAGATATTGTTTTGGTATTGGATAGACATATTCCAACAATAGACTATTTTCTTAGAATTTGGATTCCTATTGTGAGGAAAGATAAGAGTATTCATAGAGATACTTATTACACTTGGTTGAATTCTGATGACAAACTCAAATCCGACACTATCAAAAAAATAGACGACCTTTTTAAAGGCTTAGCCATTGACATTGTTGGCAATGAGGGCAAGGGAATATTCTATGCAAAGAACAGGTTAGGCATGCATGATCGCCAGCAACTTGAAACAAGAGAGGTTGACAAGTTCGATTTTGAATGAGCACAGTCAAAGGTTATAAACCACATGACAAGCAAAGAGAGATTCATGATGCCATCAACCATGGTCATGAGAAATACTTTGCTCTCAACATTGGGAGGCAATTCGGCAAGACCTTGCTGGGAATCAACCAGCTCTTATGGTGGGCCATCAATGACAAAGGGTGCAAGATAGCTTGGATCACTCCTGTATATAAGCAAGGCAAGAAAGTATTTGCAGATCTTGAGAGAGCTGTTGCCAAGAGCAACATGTTCACCTTCAATAAGTCTGATCTGATGGTCAGTGGGTTTGGCTCAACCATAGAATTCTTTTCTGGTGAGAGACCTGATAATATCAGAGGGAATACCTTCGATTACATGGTAGTGGATGAGATGGCATTCACCAGGGCAGAGCTTTGGGATGAGGTGCTGAGTGCAACAGTTATGATCAAGGGGAAGAAGGTGATATTCATCTCAACTCCCAAGGGCAAGAATCATTTCCACAAGATATGTATGCAACAGAACTATGATGAGCGTTATGCTTACTTTCACTATTCATCCTATGACAATCCTATGATTGATCCAAGGGAATTGGATGAGAGGAAGAGATCACTGCCTGAGCATGTATTCAGACAGGAGTACATGGCAGAGTTTATTGACAATGCATCTGGCTTATTCAAGAATGTGGCTCAATGCGTCAAGCCAATCTCTCCAGGGAGCAAAGCATTCGGAGGCCTTGACATTGGAAGGGCTGATGATTACACTGTGCTCACAATCTTGGATGAAGATGGTCAACAGATCTATGTGAACAGATGGAGGCATGATGAGTGGAATAAGATCATTGACAAGGTTGCCGATGTCATCAACAGATACAGAGCCACAACACTGATAGAGGTGAACAATCAAGGGGATATCTTCCATGAGATGCTCAGAGATAAATGCCGTAATATGATCGTGCCATTTACCACAACATCCAAGAGCAAGCAAGTGATCATTGAGGATCTTGCCATTGCCTTTGAGCAGAGTGACATCACTCTCCAGGATGAAAGATGGCTTGTGGATGAATTAGAGAATTTTACTTATATTTACAACGTGAACACAAGAGCTGTGCAGTACAGTGCTCCCATCGGATTGCATGATGATGGAGTCATCAGCTTGGCTCTTGCATGGCATTGTCGCAAGACACAACAGAACAAAGGCAGATACCAAGTGATTAGAGCATGAAAGAAATCAAGATCAATTTACCAGCAAGCATCAAGGAATGTGGAGCTGATATGATGTACAAGTGGATGTTAGTAAGTGACACAATATCAACTATCAATGAGAAGTCAATTACAGAGATACTTGAATTCCATTGTCAGCTTGTGAGCATCTTCTCAGGCATGGCAATCAACAAAGTCAAGAGGGCTGTTCCTGATTCCATCATGGAGGCCAGCAAGCATATATTCACCATCCTCAGCCAATATGAGAAACAAGAGCCACAGGAGGTGATTGAAATTGAAGGCAAGAAATTTAGGCTGGAGAAAAACTTCGGCCATGTGACCACAGGACAGATCATAG